CTCTACGCGTATACGGGACAAGCAGCAGGAGCTGGTGCGATTAGCAAGAGATCTGGTCGAGATCACCTTGGAGATCATCACCGAGCAGTTCGACGAAGTGACGATGATCGAAATGAGCCAGACGCAATTGCCGACGCGGGAGATGCAGCAGCAGGCCGGCCAGCAGATCATCGGGCAATTGCAGCAGCTGCAGCAGCAAGCAATGCAGATGCAGCAGCCGCCGCAGCAACAACTGCCGGCGCCGGCACAAGGCCAACCGACTGGGACATCATCTGCAGATCCTTCCGCCACACCGCCACCAGCACCTGGCCAGGATGCGCAGGGCCAGCAGCAGGCGCAGATGCAGGCCCAGGCACAGGATCTGATGCGGCAACTGCAGAAACTCCGAGAACAGCCGACGATTGAGCAGGTGCTCAAGTTCCTGAAAAGCAACCGCGCCAAGAGCTTCGTGCTCGACATCGAGACCGACAGCACCATCCTCGCCGACGAGCAGGCCGAGAAGCAGGCGGTGAACGAGTTCATGGCCGTGCTCGGCCCCGTATTGCAGCAGCTGTCGCAGATGATCGCGGCCGAGCCGCAGTCCGCAGACTTCTGCGGGCAATTGCTGAAATTCGCCACCAAGCCATACCGCGCCGGCCGCCAGCTCGATGGCGCGATCGACGAGATGGTCGAGATGATGAAGGCCAAGGGCCAGCAGCCGCAGGGCAACCCGTCGGCTCCGCTGATCCAGATCGAGCAGATGAAGCAGCAGACCGCACGCGAGAAGCTGAAGCAGGACGCCGATCTCGCGCAGAAGGAAATGGACCAGAAGGACCGCCACAAGACCTGGGAATTGAACAACGCCAAGGAGATCGAGCGCATCAAGATGGGCCAGCAGTCGCAGGCCGACCAAGCCAAGATGGTGGTGCAAAACCAGAAGCGGATGGAGAGCGCCGAGGCGCACCAGGCCGACATGATGGGCAAGCAGGCCGACATCCAGATCGCACGCGAAAAGGCGCAGCTGGCGGCGCAGCAGCACGCCCAGGCGGCGCAGGCCAAGCAGGCCGACTTCGCCAACCGCGCCAGCGAGCGTCAGATGGCGCACCAGCAGAAGATGCAGCAGCCGTTCGGGGGAGGTGCGCGATGAACAGTTACGATCCCGCCACCGACATGACGCTGTTTTTGGCGCTGGTGGTCGCCGATAAGAACGCCCGCATCCACGAGCTGGAAGACGAGCTGACGCTCGCGATCGACAAGCTGGCGCGGCTGAAGGGCGCCAATGCGGCCTATCGCGAGCTGCTGCATCTGGAGGCGGCGTGATGAGCATGATGGGCGAGCTGGCACGCACTGACGACTATTCGCCGGAAGGCGATCTGACGCCGCTCGATACGCTCAAGCGCTACGCCAGCGCGCCACGTCGTGCCATTGAAGGCGCGATTGGTTCGGTGTTGACGCTGCCGCAGCGTGCGTTTCAAGCCTCGGAGCAGATGCGCACCGAAGGCCCGTATGATCCCGCGCCGGCGGTCGAGGCGGCACTGCTGCCGATGGGCACCGGCGCTGTCGCTGGTGTCAAGGCCGCGCCCGGCGAGGCGGTGCTCGGTGCCGGTCCGATCCGCGCTTATCACTCCTCGCCGCATGATTTCGACCGCTTTGATCTAAGCAAGATCGGCACCGGCGAGGGCGCGCAAGTGTATGGCCATGGGCTGTATTTCGCCGAGAACCCGGCGGTGAGCGGGCAGGGCGGGCAGTATTGGGATCAGTTTAGGGGTCGGTTTGACATCCCAGAAAGAAACGCTGCGCTAACTTTGAAGCTAAACAAGTTTGACCGAGATGCGGCAATTGCTGAAGCGCAGGCCAAACTTGAGGCAGAGCAGAAACGGTATGGCGCTCTGTCAGAGGGGCTTAGGGATAATCCGAAGTTACGCGGCGCACCGACAAACGCGACAATCAACGATCGCATGCGTGAGTTGGAGTTGCTGCAATCCGGCAAACCAGTCGGCCCGCGCACCTACGAGGTCAACATCAACGCCGACCCGGCGCATATGCTGGATTGGGATAATAAACTGCCAATGAATAGCCCGGCTCGCGCAAAGCTGTATGAGCTAGGCGAAAAGGGAATGAAGTATCATGAAGGTGGCATAGATCGCCAGTTCGCCAAGGACAGCATTTTGTCGGCGCAGAACGAGTTGCTGACTGGTGAGGGCGCTTTGCGAATGATGGGCAAGGCTGTTGATCAAGCCCGTCCGATAATGAAGGCTGAAGGCGATCCATACGCTTTATTTGGTAGTCTTCCCGCGATGTCATCGCGGATGCTCAACGAAGCCGGCATCCCCGGCATCAAGTATCTCGACGAGGGATCGCGCGGACGGCAGGTCAGCAACAAAAACGCGCTGTGGCAAGATCCGCTGACGCACAACTACGTCATTTTCGACCCCTCTATCATCGACATCACCAGGAAGTACGCCGTGCCGGGCGCGCTCGGCGCTGGCGGCATGGGCGCGCTCGCCGCGCAGGACCAGTATCAAGGGGAGTAAACCATGGTCGCCTTCAACAAAGTCGATACACTGACACTGGAGCTTGGCACCGAGGGCCACCAGCTCGCCACCGACGTGCTCAAGGTTGCACTCAGCAACACCGCGCCGACCTCGGCCAGTACGATCTGGTCGGTCGGCTCGTTTCCGGCGCCGGCCGCCGCTAACAACTATACCTCTGGCGGCAATACAATAACGACCACGAGCTTTACGCAAACCGCGGGGGTGGCCAAGCTGGTCCTGGCCGATACCACGTTCACGGCCACCGCCGGCGGCATCGGCCCGTTCCAGTACGCCATCCTCTATAACACCAGCACCAGCGCAGCGAACAAGATCATCGGTTGGTACAATTACGGCTCGGCGGTGACGCTGGCCGACACCGAAACCTTCACTGTCGATTTCGATCCATCGACCGGCGCGCTGACGATCACGTAGGGAGGCTCAGATGGCCGACGGATTATACTATGTCGACAGCCGGCAGCCGTTTATCTCGGCCGACGTCACCGCAGTGACAATGACGACCACGGCGAAGGCGCTGATCCCGGCCGCTAACATCCCGGTGCTCGGCGGCAATTATTTCTCGTTCATCGGCAAGGCGATGCGGATCCGGCTGTTCGGCCGCCTCACCATCACGACGACGCCGGGCAACCTCACCATGCAGCTGAACTACGGTACCGGCGCCGACGCCAACGGCGTGGTGCTGGCGTCCACCGGCGCCGTTGCGATGACGGCGTCAGCCGCAGCCAACCAGTCGTGGCAATGCGAATACGTCGTGCGCTGCCGCTCGATGGGCGCGACCGGCACGCTGTTCTGCACTGGATCATTGTACACAAGCCCGGCGCTGATCGCCGGATCGCTGCAGCCGATGCTGATCCCGGCCACTGCGGCGGCGGCGAGTGCGGCCTGCGATCTGACCGCGTCGCTGCTGCTCAGTCCACAGGTGATCCAGTCCGGCACCCCTGCCGGCACCGTGCAGGTTCACGACGTGCTGTATGAGGCGCTCAACTAGGCCGCTGAGCGGCCGGAGGGCGCACCATGGCCGCTGCATTCGTTCAAGCCACCAATGGCAGTAACGGCTCCAGTCCGTTCAGCACCACCTTCACAACTTCGGCGTTCGGCAGCAGCACGACGTCCGGCAACGCTATTCTGATTGCGATCTCCTACGACGCCTCGGCGGGCGGCACCTTCACCAGCGTCACCGACAGCAAGGGCAATACCTACACCGCGGTCGGTGCGGTGTTTGTCGATGCCAATACCAACTCCTGTCGCCATTTCTACAACCTGAACATTGTCGGCGGCGCCAGCCACACCATCACCGTCAATGCCGGCGGTGTCGGTTTCCAGTTCCTGCGCGTCGTCGCCCATGAGGTCAGCGGGCTGTTGACCTCGGCCGCCCTCGACAAGGACAGCGGCGGCAACTCGGTCACCGCGACATCAGGCTCGGCAACCTCAGTCACGCCGACCACCGACGGCCAGTACATCTTCGCCAGCGGCCTCAATGCGGGCGGCACCGCGACCGATACGCTGAGCCCCGGCAGCGGCTTCACCGAGCCGGCCAACTCGACCGGCGGCCCGGCCGCCAACGAGCTGATGTGCGAATACCAGGTGCAGACCACGGCGACCGCCGTTGCGGCAGGGTTTACGAGATCCTCATCCGGCCTGATGACGATGCGGACCTCGACCTTCAAGGCGTCGAGTGTCGCGGCTGCCGCGCTGGTGCCGCCGCTGACGGTGCCGGTGTCGCAGGTGGTCGGCAAGTTCAAGCCGTGGTTCCGGCAACAGCTGTGGAATTTCGATTACCCGGTGCAGGGCGGGCTGACCAATCCGGTGATGCCGGCCGACGTCGGCGCGATCACTGTCGCCGGCCAGCCCGCCATCCTGCGCTTTGGCCACAACATGCCGGCCGCTGTCGGCGCGTTGACGGTCAACGGTCAGGCTGCCGGCCTGCAGCACGGCTACAAGGTCACGGCGACACTCGGCACCATCACGCTCGCTGGTCAGCCGGTAACGCTGACGCGTACGCGGGTGATGCCCGCCGCGGTCGGTGCCATCACGGTGAACGGTCTGGCGGTGACGCTGCGCTACGCGCACATGCTGCCGGCGACGCTCGGCACCATCACCATCAATGGCCAGCCGGTGACACTGACGCGCAGCCCGCGCAACATGGCGGCGGGGCTTGCCACCATCACGCTCGGCGGCCAGAGCGTGGCGCTGCGCTACAGCCGCGTGCCGCTGACGGCAACGCTCGGCACCATTACCGTGAGCGGTCAGGCTGCGATCCTGCGCCGCGGCTACATGCTGGCGGCGACGCTGGGCCAGATCGTGCTCAGCGGCCAGGCGGTGACACTGCGGCGCACTCGCGTCATGCCGGCCACGGTCGGCGCGATCACCATTGCCGGCCAGCCTGTGATCCTGCGCGTCGGCCACATGCTGAAAGCCGGCCTTGGTCAGCTGACGATCGGCGGCCAGCCGGTTGGCCTGCGGCACGACTACAGGGTGGTCGCCATGGTCGGCGCCATCACGCTCAACGGCCAGCCGGTGACGCTGCGGCAGACCCATCTGATGACCGCCGGCGTCGGCGCCATCACGCTGTTTGGCCGCGTCGTCAACCTGGTGTATTCGGCCGCTGGCGCCAAGGTACTGCCAGCCAGTCTCGGCCTGATCTCGCTGGGCGGCCAGCCGGTGACGCTGCGTTACGCCCGCCGGATGCCGGCCGCGCTTGGTGCGGTGACGGTGAATGGCTTGCCGGTCAAGCTGGCGATCGGGCATCGGCTGGCGGCGGGTTCCGGCAGTTTGGTGCTGGCCGGGCAGAACGTCACCCTGACCTATGCGCCCGCCGCGGTAATTCGTCATCTGGTGATGCCGGCAGCGGTCTGCGCCTTGGTGCTGGACCGAAAGCAAGTTAATCTCGATTTCCGACAGCAGCCTGGCGTGTTCACGTTCGGCCGCCGCGTCACGATACCGAACCGATGGTAACCAGCTCCCGCTAGGAGAAATGTGATGGCCCAGAACATTCTGACCGTGACGGCGGCAAACCCGACGCCGCCGACCAATCTAAGCTTTGTCGGCAATACCGCGCCGCTCGACGCACTGCAGCCGTTCGCCGATGACGGCATTTCCAAATCGCTGCCAAACGCCACCACCGCAGGTTCTGATCTCTCGACCATCAACGAGGACAAGACCATCACGACGTGGCCGACCGCGATCACGTTCGCGACCTCGACTGCAGCGACCAACACCGCCGGTTCACCCGGCGCCGGCATCAGCAACACCCACGAGGCGCGCGGCACCGAGACCTCGTCGACCGCGACCAGCGCCACCCCCAACCCGATCGGCCAGCTCAAGATGGTCGGTGTCGGTCCGACACTGGTGGGCGTGGCGACACCGATCAGCCCGAACGCGCTGCACGCCTCCAGCCTGACGCCGGTGACGCCGTTGACACCGACCACGGTTGCTACCCCTTCCGGTGCTAACAACGTCGCCAACGGCCAAGCCACGGTGCTGACGGTGCCGGGAACCAACTTCAACCGCACCAGCGTCGTCAACATCAACGGCGTGCCGCAGAACACCAACTATGTCAGCACATCATCCCTGACGGTGACCAATGCGGTGAAGCGCACCAGCGCCGGCACCTATCCGATCACGGTCACCAATACCAGCTCCGGTATCACCTCCAACGCGACGAACTGGACCATGACATGAGCAAAGCACCGCACCAGGAGACGCTCAAGCACAGCCAGGAGACACTCAAACACCGCAATCCTGACCCGGATGCGCCGCCGAGCGAACAACCCGAGAAGCACCGCGACACCGACCCTGCGGCGGCGCCGTTCGAGGAGTTCGACGAGGACAACCTCGATTACAACCAGGGCCGCTTTCACGGCCTGACGCCTGATCAGATCAAGAAGATCGAGGAAGCCCGTTACGACGACACCGAGGGCGTACCGCCGCCGGTGCAGGGGCCGCCGCCGGTGTACGACATCGCCGACGCCGAGGCCGCCAATGAGGCCGAGCGCAAGAAGGCGGTCGACGAGCACGAGGCCACGCTTGACGACGCCGACAAGAAGCACAAGGCCAAGGCCGAAAAAGACAAGGCCGACGAGGATGAGGCGGAGAAGAAAAGGAAAGCCAAATGATCGATAGCGATGCCATCATATCGATCAACGAGCCGCAGCTGGTGCGGCCATCGTTCACCCCGGCTTCGATCAACGAGCCGCCGGAACTGCCGCCGCGACCGGATATGCCGGTGCCGGTGATCGCCTCGATCGAGCCGACCGAGGCCACGATCGGCGACGCCAGCTTCACGCTCTATGTCACCGGAGAACAGTTCCTCCCCGGATCCACCATCATCTTCGCCGGGATGCCCGAGCCGACCACGCTGGAAGGCGACGGCCGACTGTCAACTGGCGTCAACATGGACGTCTGGCTCGGCCCCGACACCGTCAAAGTCAGCGTTTTGAATGGCGATACGGCGTCCAACGAAGTGGACTTTACCTTCCACCCCGAGGGCGGTGAGCGGTTTGGCACCGCGCACGCCGCGGATCCGGACGAACTCGAGGACGAGATTGAGCAGGCCGAGGAAGAAGGCGAGTTCAAATCAATGCATCCGGCGAAGAAGAAAAAATGAGCGTTGAGCTGGAGGAATTCGAACCGGGGCGATGGCGGATCAAGCGTGAGCGGTTGCGTCCAGTTCGGTCCGACACGCAGCCGTTGCCTTACGTGATATCAGACATTATGGAACCTACCGAGCAAGTAGACGGCAATTTCTACACGTCCAAAAGCGCATTTCGGGCAGTCGGCCGCTCCCTCGGTCTGACCGAAGTAGGGACAGAGAAATTCAAGCCAAAGAAGCGAGCGACTGAATTGCGGGAAACCAAAAATCGGCGCCAGCAAGACATCAAGATCGCGATCGAGAAATACAAGGCAGGTCAACGGCCTGGCCAGCGTTCTTGATAAATAAATCGGTAACATAAAATCGAAATAACGGACAGCGTGTCCGTAACAGGGTGTCTCCAAAAAGCGGTCAGCCTGACCGCACAACAGGAGACGACCCCTATGAGCGATGCTGCTCCCATGCCGGATACCTCTCCGGTTCAGTCTAACCCCACCCCTCAGGCCCAAACCGAAGTCCCGATCGAGACCAACTCACCCTCTAGACCTAGTCCGATCGGATCCCAAGCGCCGCCAGCGCCCGACAAACCAGCGCCAAGCCGCCGCGAGGCGATCCAAGCCGCGTTTGACCGCGCCACCCGGCAGCAGGACGGCAAGGAAGCTAAAGCGGCGCCGAAAAAAGCCGAGCCGCTTAAGGCTGCCGAGGCCAAAAAGGGCCACAATCAGCCGCCGGAACCGACGCCGGACGAAAAGCTGGACCTCAAGAAGCGCCCCGGCGACCAGCCGCGCGGCGATCGCGGCCAGTTCGCGCCGCGGCAGCCTGGGAAATACGCGGATGCCGCTAATTTACCTGACGGTGCGAAGGATATGGGCGAGCCTCAATCGGCGAAGCCAGCCCGTATCCTTCCCGAGAACACCCCGTTCCGGGAGCCGCCGATCCGCATGGCCGACCACGCCAAGGTGGTCTGGGCCGACACCCCGGAGCCGGTGCGCGGCGAGATCCACCGCATGCACCGCGAGTTTTCTGACGCCTATAACCAGCTGCGGCCGGCCGCCGAGGCGTTCCAGCCGATCGCCCGGTTTCACCAGATGGCGGCCCAGCACGGCACCACGCTGGAGCGGGCGCTGCATAACTACACCTCGATGGAGCAGAAGCTGCGCGCCGACGTCGTCGGCGGGCTGGATGTCATCGTCAACAATCTCGGGCTGACGGACCCGCAGACCGGCCAGCGCATCGGGCTGCGCGACATCGCCTACCACGTGCTGAGCCAGTCGCCGGAGCAGCTCAAGCAGCTGCAGATGGGCAATCAGCAGTCGGCCGCCGGCCAGCAGATCGGCGCCCTGCATCAGGAAATTGCAGGGTTGAAAAACGCCCTGCACCAGATGCATACTCAGCAGCAATTCGCGTACACGCGTTCCCAGGTTGATCAATTCGCGGCCAGTCACCCGCGCTTTGACGAGTTGGGGACCCTGATCGAGCAGGAGCTACAGCTCGGGTTCGATCTGGAGACCGCGTACCGAAGGGCCGAGCGGCTCCAGCCATCGGCCACCCAGGCGGCTCAGACCCGCGAGACGGCCCCATCGGCTCAGACCCGACCCCCTGCTGACAAGTCCATATCCGGTTCACCCGGCGGCGTTGCTGCGCATCTTGCAGCCGCTGCAGGGCGGCGCTCCTCGGACAAACCTGTCGGCCGCCGCGAAGCGATTGCGGAAGCAATCAAACGCGTCAACGGAGCCGCTTAAGTCCTTTCGCAACCATGGAGCGCCGCTATGGCCAATATTGCCTCTACTGCCCCCTACCAGCAGATCCTCAGCATGACGCTCGAGCAGCGTTCGCCGGGATACCAGGATCTCGTCAGCAACAACAACGCGCTTCTCGCCGTGATGAAGCGTAAGGGCCTCTGGCAGACCTACCACGGTCCACGCATCCGCCAGACGCTGCAGGTCTCAAAAAATGTCGCCCAATGGTACTCGGGCTACGACCAGCTGCTCAATCCGGCGATCGATCTGTTCAACGACGCTTACTTCGACCCGAAGCAGGTCGTGGTGCCGGTCGTGCTATCGATGCAGGAAATCCTCAACAACCAAGGCGAAGGCCAGTTGATGGATGTCTACGACAGCTATATCGCGGCTGCCGAGCGTGCCCTTGAAGATGCGATGGACACTGCGCTGTATGCTGACGGCTCCGCCAATGGCGGCAAGCAGCTGACAGGGCTTGCCACTGCGGTGCCTGTCACCACCAACACCGGCGTCTATGGCGGCATCGACCGCGGCGTCGCCGCCAACTCGATTTGGCGCACCACCACTTACGACATCCACACCGTGGCCTCGACGATCGGCACGCAGTTCACCGCGACCACGGCGCGGCCGTTCCTCAACTACGTCATGACCAAGGCCGGCCGCGGCAAGGATTATGCCGACCTGCTGATCATGTCGCCGGAGCATTACGCGGCCTATGACGCGGCCACCGTGGTGATCCAGCGCCAGACCAATGAAACCTCGATGGGCAAGTTGGGGTTCAGTGCGCTGGAATATATCGGCGGCGGCAAACGTGCCGAGATCGTGCTCGACGGTGGCATCGGCAGCAATATGCCGCCGAATACAACGTTCGGGCTCAACACCGACACCTTCCGGCTGCGCTATCACCCCAACCGCAACTTCGACAAGCTGTTCGAGGGCGACGGCCAGATGCCGATCGACAAGGACGCGATCGCGCAATTCATCGGCTTCATGGGCGAGCTGACCATGACCAATCCTCTGTTCAATTGGAGGATGTGGGACAGCGTACCTGGCTCTTGAGCTTTCGTCTGGTGGACTAGACACCCGACCAGTCGAAACGATCCCGGAGTGTTGTGGGAGCGGCGCTCCGGGGTCACCCCAAATCAAAACGAGGAAACCAGCAATGTCCGCTAAAGATCCCGACGAAAGCATTGTCGCCATCTTCAAGAACCACGCCGTCAAGGACGACGCCGCTTCGGCCAAGGCCGGCCGGCCGATCTTCACCGATACCGAAATCGTCGAGCTGCATTACCCGGCTCGACAAGACTGGAGCGCGCACCCGGCGACGATGATGTCACATTGGGGCCGAGATCCCGAAACTGGCGAGCAGGTCATCATCACCTACGCCGAACGTTTCTCGCGGCAGTACCGCCAGTTCAAGGCTCATGACGTTCAGACCAAGACCGGCACGCCGCTGCTGTATGCAGCATTCCTGACCGAGGGCCGCCGCGCCGAATTGCGGGCGCAGAATATCTACACCATTGAGGCACTGGCCTCGGTCGACGGCCAGCCGCTAAAGAACCTCGGCCCCGGCGGCCGTGAGATGAAAAACGCCGCGATGGAATACCTCGAAACCTCGCAGCGCGGTGCCGTCAACACCCAAGTGCAGGCCGAGCTGGAGGCGCTGCGGGCGCAGAACATGACGCTGCTGCAAGACGTCGAGGCGCTGAAAGCCAAGTCCGACAGTAAGCCGATCACGTTCGAGCCGGCCGACGAGTTCGACGGCATGAGCCTCGAGCAGCTGCGCGAATACATCAACTCCAACACTGGCCACGCCCCGGTCGGCACGCCTAACCGCAAGACCTTGCTGCGGATGGCGCGCGAGGCGGCGCCGGAGAAGGCCAGTGCCGCGTGACCTTACTTTCTGTCATTAAAGACGTCTGCGCCACGGTCGGGGTGACCGTGCCGCAGAGTGTCTTTTCTGGCATCACCGGCAACCGCACGATGACGGAGATGTTGTCGCTCGCCAATGAAATGGCACAGACCATCGCCTACGACACCCGCGACTGGAACAAGCTGAAGAAGACCGCCACCCTGACCGGCACCGGCAGCGCGGCGGCCTTTGACCTGCCGGCTGACTACAAGCGCATGCTGCTGACCTCGAACGTCTGGCGTTCGACCTCGGCGCTGCATCCCCTGCTGTTCGTGTCAAGCACCGATGAGTGGATCAACCGCCGCGCCTGGAACCACTACGACAGCTGGGGCGAGTGGACCATGATGGGCGGCCAGATCCTGATCCAGCCGGTACTGGGCGCCGGGACCACCGCCTATTTCGCCTATCTGCACAAAAATTGCGTGGCGCTGACGTCCGGCGGCTATGGCGATGTGTTTCAGGCCGACACCGACAGCTTCGCGCTCGACGAGCGGCTGCTGAAGCTCGGCATGATCTGGCGCTGGAAGTCCAACAAGGGCGGCGCCTACGCCGAGGACATGGGCACTTATGGCGACGCGCTGAACTCGATCGCGGGACGGGATAATCCGGCGCCGATCATCACCAGCCGCAAGCTGATGGCGACCTCGTCGGTCGCCTATCCGTTCGGGTTGCCGACATGAGCCAGCACCAGTTCTTTCGCCGTTCGGCGGTCCCGCAGCAGGTGGCGCAGCAGATCCAGACCACGACGCTGCCGGCGCCGACGCGGGGGATCATCCAGAACGAAAACGAAAGCTACATGCAGCCCGGTGCCGCCATCATCTGCGACAACTGGAAACCGACCATGAAGGGCGTCAGCCTTCGTGGTGGTTGCTCCCGCTGGGCGGTGCTGCCGGAGACCACGCCGATCATTTCCGGGTTCGAATACGCCAGTGGCATCAATCTGCGCATGTACTTCGCCAATGCGACCAAAATCTACGACACCACCAGCGCCACCCCGGTATTGGTTAAAAGTGGGCAGACCAGCGGCAACCATGTGGCGTCGCAGATGGCCAACCAGGCCGGCGACTGGCTGCTGGTGGTCAACGACGCCGGCGACCCGGTGCTGCGGTTCGACGGCACCAGCTGGGAAACGCTGATCTCGGGCTATGTGCCGCCGGTCGGCAAGCCGTCGACCATCACCGGCCCGGTCGGAACGCCGGTCGCCAATGGCGGCGCGCTGGTTTACGTCTGCAAATACCGCAATCGCTACTTTTTCATCGAGCGCAACTCGATGAATGCCTGGTATCTGCCGCTCAACGCGGTCGGCGGGCTGCTGGCGCTGATCCCGCTGTCGGGTGCTGCCACCAAAGGCGGCAAGTTGTTGTTTTGCGCCACCTGGTCGATCGACGCCGGCGATGGCATCGACGACAAACTGGTGTTCATCACCGACCTCGGCGAGGCACTGATTTTCACCGGCAGTGACCCAGCAGTGGCGGCGAATTGGCGACAAGAAGGCCGTTACAATCTCAGTCCCCCGATGGGCATGAACGCGCATCTGGCGGTCGGTGGCGACCTGCTGGTGGCCACCGTCGACGGCATCCTGCCGATCTCCGGCGCCATCACCAAGGACCGCGCCGAGCTGGAGCTGGCTGCCATCACCCGCACCATCAAGCCGATGTGGCGCGCCGAGGTCAACGACAAGCGCGCGCTGCCGTGGACGATGTGCAAATGGGATGAGTACGGCGCGATCTTCACCACCTTCCCCGGCGGCGACCCCGGCAAACGCTACTGCCTGGTGACCAACGCCGCCACCGGCGCGCACGCCCGCTTTGTCGGCTGGGACGTCATGTGCTTCGCCCGGCTACGTGGCGATATGTACTTTGGAACGCAGAACGGCATCGTGATGCTGGCCGACCGTACCGGCTACGACGACGGCCTGACCTACACCGCGGTGCTGGTCGGCGGCTGGGAGATGTTCCAGTCGGCGTCACAGACGGTGACCTGGCGGCAGGCACGGGCGTCGTTTTCGGCGCGCCCCGGCGAGCCGTTCATTCCGCAGCTGTCGGCGACCACCGACTACGTGGTGACACTGCCGACACCGCCGCCGGCCGGTGCCGATCCGGGGCCGCTCGATCTCTGGGATGACGGCTTCTGGGATGACGCGTTGTGGGACGCCGAGGCGTCGCCGACGCCGGTGATCCGCAATACCGGCTGGGTCTCGATCGGCGTTACCGGTTTTTCCCACGCGCCGGTCGTGCAGGTCACGGTTGGTCAGGTGGCGCGGCCAGAGGTGGATCTGATCTCGATTGCGGCGACCTATGAGCGCGACGCGATCACCGTATAGGAGCGTGCCATGTCTGACATCAACATCAGTGGCATTCCCAACATGGGATTTGCTGGCGGCGGCGGCGGCTATTTCGGCGGCAACGCCGGCCTCGGCCTGCCGGCGATGGGCGCGGCCGGCGATTTCGGCGCCAGCAAGTTCAGCCAGCCGCTCTACAACAACATCTTCGGCAATTTCGGCCAGCTGACCGATTACTACTCCGCGCTCGGCGCCGCCTACGGCCGGCAGACCGGCTACTACGGCGACACCAGTGGCTTGCCGCCGGGGCAGGCACCGCAGCCGGGCGGTGGTGGTGATCCCTACGCCATAGCGCGGGCTAACGTCGCGGCGCGTGAGGGCGGTAACGCGTTCGGTGCCGGGGCCACACCGTTCAACGATTATAGTGGCGGAGCTAATCCTGGCGGCTTCAGCCCGAGCCCTAATTATCCTGGCGGCATGGGCTCGTTGTTTGATCCGGGTGCCTATGGCGGTGACCCCTATGCCGCGGCGCGAGCCAGTGTGATGGCACGAGAAGGTCGTGGAGTTAATCCATACGCGGGGATGCTTCTCGGCCCACAGGCCAATCCCAGCTACTTCAACCCCGGCACCTACGCGGGTGACCAAGGCAATTACGGTCTGCCGCCACCGCAGTCGGGCTCGCTGCCCGGTGACATCGGCTTCAGCAAGCAGCCGTCATATCCCAATCTCGGCTACAATCCGGGCATGCAGAACTGGTTCGCCAATCCGGGGATGCAGGGCAATCAATTCCTTTCGGCGTTCTCCCACTTCCCGAACAGCGCGACGCCGAGCCAGTACACCTACCAGCCCTACACCAACACCCAGGGCCAGACCTTTCAGCCCAACCTGCCGCCAAGCTTCGCGCCGGAATACGGCGTCGACAACCCGCAGGGCGCTCTCGGCACCAAGTGGCAAAACCCGTTTGGTGAAAATCAATCCGGCGCGGGGGGCTGAACCATGCCCGCGATCGGCGACCTGTTTGCCCCCGCCTACAACCCGACCGATCCGCAATCGATGCAGGCGGTGCAGGCGTGGACCGACCGCAACCAGGGCATCGGTTCGGCCCAGGTCGAGCAGACCCGAATGCCGACCGCTGGCGTCAACACCGGCAATGCCGCCGGCATGGTCGACCCCAACGCGCTGCGCTCACTGGCGCAGGGTGGACCATACGACATGAACGCCCGTCGTGACGCCATCGCGGCGCAAGTGCAGGCCCAGCAGCAGGCGGCCGCGGCCCAGCCCGCGGCGGACCCTTGGGCGAATTACATGACGAAGATGTACGGCATCCCGGCGTCGTCCTTCACGGCGGGAGGTGGCGGCCTCGGCGCCGGCGGTAGCGGTTTCAACCCATACGGCAACGACATCTTCCAGATCCCGCCGGGAGGTGCCTGATGCTGCAGTACGTCTACGGGCACGACCAGGTGGTGGCGCAGTTCGCAGCGGCGCTGATCCCGCATTGCCGGCGTGGCTTTGGCGCCTGTACCACGATGGGCGTGGCCGACAACAAAGGCGCGCTGATCGCCGGCTTCGTCTACCACAACTGGGATCCCGAGGCCGAGATCATCGAGATCTCTGGTGCCGCCTTGCCCGGCAGCCACTGGTGTACGCCGACCACACTGGCGCACCTCTACCGCTACCCGTTCCTCGGCCTGAACTGTCAGATGATCGTGCAACGCGTGCCGGCTTCCAACGAGCGGCTGCTGCGGCAGTTCGCGGCGCTGAACTACACGTTGATCCGTGTCCCGCGGCTGTTTGGCGCCGAGCAGGATGGCGTGCTCGGGCTGCTCACCGTCGAGGACTGGGCCGCCAACAAGATCTGCCAGCGCTACAAGCACCACATGCTCGACAACCCCCGTTATCACTTGGAGGCTGCCTAAATGGCCCTACCCCCGCAAGGCGTCGGCGACCAGCGCGACGCCATCACCATGGCCCTGATGGGCATTGCCAACCCGCCGGGCAAGGAACGGCTGCCGCAGGGCCTGCCGCAAAACCTGTCCGGCGGCATGAGCGCGATCGGCAACGCCATCGGCGGCATGGGACAGCCGCCGCCCGGCGCGCCGATGTCCCTGGCGCCACCGGCGCCGGGCGGCATGGGCCAGCCGGCACCGCCGCCGATGCCACCCGCCCCGCCAAGCCCCGGCATGCCGCCGCCGCAGGGCGCGCCGGTTGGCCAGATGCCGCCGCAGCCGCCGCTACAGGGCACCGGCGGGCTCTACTAGGAGAGTGTGATGGGCAAGCCAGACCCCCCGACCCCGCCCAACCCGCAGGCCACCGCGGCGGCGCAGACCGGCACCAACGTCTCGACGGCGGTCGCCAACTCATTCCTGCAGAATGTCGGCCAGAACACGCCGGACGGATCGCTGCGCTATGACGTCACCGGCAATTACGGCTGGACCGATCCGTCGACCGGGCAGACCTACCAGATCCCGACCTTCACCAGCACGCAAAGCCTGAGCCCACAGGCGCAGGCGATCAAGGCGCAGACTGACGCGACGAAAATGAACCTGGCCGGCATGGGCAACGCGCAGTCGGCGCGGGTCTCCAGCCTGCTGTCAACGCCGTTCAACCCCACCGGCAGCGCGCCGCAAGGCGGCAACGCCAGCGGCCTGCAGGGCGTCGGCCAAGCGCTGACCTCGTATGACAGCGGCGGGCCGATCCAGTCGACCTTTGGCGACGCCGGCGACATCACCCGCTCCTATGGCGCGGGCGACTTCTCGGCCGACCGCCAGAACGTGCAGGACGCGCTGATGGCGCGGATGAACCCGCAGCTTGACCGCCAGCGGGCGCAGATCCAGCAGCAGCTCGCCGACCAGGGCATCCGCTACGGCAGTCAGGCCTACACGTCGGCGATGGACGATTACAACCGCCAGACCAACGACGCCCGGCTCGGTGTGATCTCGCAGGCCGGCCAAGAGCAACAGCGCATGATGGACATGGCGGCGCAGCGTGCCGGCTTCCAGAACCAGGCCGAACAGCAGGCCTACGATCAGGCGATGGGCCGCGGCACCTTCGCCAACCAGGCGCAAGCGCAGCAGTATCAACAGAACGCCGCTGGCGCCACCTTCGCCAATGCCGGCCTGGCGCAGCAGCTCGGCCAGCAGCAGTCGATCTTCAATGCGCAGAACGCCGCGCGCAACCAGTACATGCAGGAGCAGTACCAGCAGCGCAACCAGCCGTTGAACGAGATTTCGGCGCTGATGAGCGGCAGTCAGGTGCAGCAACCCAACTGGCTCAACTCGCCGACCTCGCAGATCCCGACCACCGACTTCGCCGGGATCACCAACCAGAATTTCCAGAACCAGATGGGGATCTACAACACGCAAAATCAAAACTGGCAGCAGATGGCTGGCGGCATCCTCGGCCTCGGCGCCGGCGCCATGAAGCTGTCGGACGAGCGCGAGAAGAAGAACATCACCAAGATGGGCACGGTGTTCTCGGCTGGCCGTGATGACGACGCCGCGCCGGGCAGCATCATTCGCGATGAACTGCCGATCTACCAATACAGCTACAAGGATGATCCGTCTGGCGCGCGGCACATCGGCCCGATGGCGCAGGACGTCGAGAAGAGCGACCCGAAGGCGGTTAAGAACGTGCGCGGCCGCAAGATGATCGACACCGGCCGGGTGATGGGCAACATTCTGAGGGCGGCGTGATGGTGTACGAACCCAACAGTCTATTAGGCCCGATGGGTTTCTTCTTCGCCGGCGACAACAAGAACGTGCCGCCGCAGCTGCGGCAGCGGCTGGCGTTGGCGCTGATGGCGCAGAAGCGCAAGGCGCCAGCCAACCTCGGCGAAGGGCTGTCCGCCATCGGCGACAGCCTCGGCGATATTGGCATGATGCGGCGGCTCGAGCGCGAAGCCGCGGCATCTGAACAGGCCGGCCAGGCAGCGGCTGCAGCCTATCCGGGATCGGCTGGAGCAGCACCGGCGGCGGCAAAGTCCTATGGCGACACCGGTGACGTGGCGTCACCGGCCGTGCAGGCCATTAACGAGGCGATCTCGCCGCCGGCCGCTGCCGCGCGAGCGGTCGAACCTGGCCCGCTAACGACCGCGCCCGCGCCAGGACAGGGTATGCAGCCGGCGCAGCCGCAGCCGCCGTCGATGCTGTCGCCGCAGCCGATGCTCAACAAGCCGATCCAAACCCCGCCGGCGACCGCGTTCACGCCCAATAACCAGATCCCGCCGCCGCGTGGCGTGCCGCCACAAAGTGGTGCAGACGGTGGCTATAACATGCTCGACGCGCAGGCCGGCATGCCGCGGATGGGCCAGGGCCGGGTGCAGGACACGGTCATGCGGGTGTATCCTGACAACCCCGACATGCAGGCTTATGCCTCGCAGCTGAACGCCGCCGAGCAGCCCACAGCGGGCGATACCTCCTCGACGGGCGCTGCGGGACCGTGGCAGTTCACCCGCGGCACCGCCCGGCAATACGGCCTCGCTGATCCGAATAACATCGAGGCTTCCGGCGACGCCTTGAAGAAGCTCACCGCCGACAACGCCGCCACATTCGAACGCATCAACGGCCGGCCGCCGACCATGGCTGACCTCGCCACCATGCACCAGCAGGGCGGCGCCACTGGCGCCCGCATGGTTGCTGGTACCGGCAACGCCTCACCGCAAAATCTGGCCGTCAACAACGTCAGTCCTGGCGCCGGGCCGGCCGCCGCTGCCGCCAAGATCAAGGGGTTCTATGGCATGCCGGAGCGGCCCGTTGATGCCCGCGACGGGATTACGTCGACACTGGTGGCGCGCAACAATCCGCCACCGGCTGCGTCGCCGATGGCGTTTGCCGGCACCCCGCCGCCGCCATCCGGCATCCAAGCCGCACCGCCAGCGATCCCGCCGATCCAGAAGGCGCCGATGCAGGTGGCGCAGGCCGGGCCGGATATCGTGCCGTTGCCGCCGAAGCGTGACCCGCCACCGCTGACGACGCCGGGCATTGACTGGATCAACCGCAAAATTGCGACGACGCCGCTGGCGGATCGTGAGGCGGTGGCCGCGGCGCTAGAGCCTCAGATGAAGCTGGAGCAGGGCAAGCTGGCGCAAGCCCATGAGGAGTACAAAAATCAGCTGATCCAGGATCGGGCGATCGAGCTGGAGCACTACAGGCAGGTCTATGGCGCACCCAAGGCGGCGGCCGAGACCACGCACCTTCAGGCGCAGACCCGCAAGGAAGGCATCATCGAAGATCCGGACGCCAAGTTTACGGTCGGGCCTGACGGCGTAGCTCGGCCACTCCCGATCGAAGGCGGCTCGCCCGACCGGCCGCCACCGCTGCCGAAGAATGAATTCCAGCTGAAGTCGGTCAAATACGCCGAGCAGATGCAGGAAGCCGAGAAGATCGTCGGCGAGGGCAGTGCGCTGCGCCAGAAGCCGAGCGGTATTGGCTCGCAATTGCCTGTGGTCGGCGGCTATCTGCAGACTGACGCCTACCGGCGCGAGCGTAGTGCCGCTGAGCGGTGGGTGTTCAACAAGCTGCGCTCGGAGAGCGGCGCCACCATCCGGCCTGACGAAATCGACAAGGAAGTAAAAGCTTATTTCCCGCTGCCGTCCGACGACGCCAAGACTATCGCAGACAAGACCGCCGCGCGGAAGACCGCCACCGAAGGCATGGTCGAAAGCAGCGGCAGGGAAGGCAA